GGTTGATATTTTTGTTACATATATAGAAAAAAATGATGATATTGCCGGGTATTATGATTGCATTGAGGAATGCGAAATGATTATTGAGTGTTGGTATGGAGAGACATGCACAGAAAAGTTGATCAGGAAAATTGAAATTCAAAAAGGAAAAGAAAAAGTGCAGGGGGAGGCTTTTGAATAGTTGTGATTTAAATGAAGCGGTATTTTTAATCGCTTCGTTATTCCTTTTCAGGTGGTTTACTTTTAAAAATAAAAACAGGAGCGGCGGATGAAATTTGAAAAGCTGGTAAGTGTTGAGATAAATAAAAAAGACCTAATTAAGTACCCTTTCAACCCTCGGAAAAAGGTAGACCAGGACGAGACAGATAAACTCAGGTTCATTATCCGGGAGCATGGCTTCAGAGAACATCTTGAGGTCTGGAAAAACGAATCAGGGAAATTCGAGATACTTTGTGGGAATCATGCTTTTGTAGCGGCATCCCTTGAGGGCTTAGAAATATTCCCTTGCACTGTATACACAGGAAGCCGAGAGATGGCGGCGGCGAGAGTTATATCTGACAATAAGGCGAGCGAGTGGACGTCTTTTGATGTTGGGATGCTGAAAGACATGCTGATCGAGATTGATACCGGGAACATTGATTTAAGGTCGACGGGCTTTTATGTGGATGATATGGAAGCCCTTATGGACGACGGGGCCTTGGTGACGGATCAGGGTAAAGGCTCGCTAGTTGACAAGTTTGGTGTCCCGCCGTTTTCGGTTCTTGATGCCCGTCAGGGTTACTGGCAAGACAGAAAGCGGTTGTGGCTTGCGCTAGGGATTAAGAGCGAGGTCGGTCGGGATGCGCCCCCTGGTGGCTCAAAGATGATTTCTGGATACGGAAAAAACGGAAGAGAGACTGGACTTGTTGCCGAAACTGGCACATCAATCTTTGACCCAGTAGTTTGTGAGCTTTCTTACTCTTGGTTCTCCCCTGTCGGTGGGACGATAGTTGACCCGTTCGCCGGGGGCTCTGTTCGGGGCATCGTAGCATCAAAACTTGGCCGCTTTTATTGGGGATGTGACTTGTCAGAGGAGCAAGTGACGGTAAACAGGGAGCAAGCGAAGGATATTTGTGATGATGATTTAATGCCCGCTTGGGTGGTGGGAGATTCGGCCTTTAAAGTAAAGGATGCCCCACAAGCTGATTTTATATTTTCTTGTCCTCCCTATGGAGATCTAGAGAAATATAGCGACGATCCGGCTGACATTTCTTCCATGAAGTACAGCGATTTCATCGTTTCGTATAGAAAGATTATTGCCTTATGTTGCGATAAATTAAAGCAAGACCGGTTCGCTTGTTTTGTGGTTGGTGATTTCAGGGACAAGAAGGGTAATTATCGGGATTTCGTTAGCGACACAATATCGGCTTTCACGGATAACGGGTTGAATCTGTACAATGAGGCAATTCTTGTGACTTCGCTTGGCAGTCTGCCACTCAGGGCCTCAAGCCAATTTAAAGCAGGCAGAAAGCTCGGAAAGACACATCAGAATGTTCTTGTGTTTGTGAAGGGTAGCGGGAAGGCCGCGACATTGGCTTGTGGCCATATTGATATATATACGCACAATTCAGAGGAAGAGGGCGTTGAAATTTAATATAAGCGGGGGCATTTATGGAAAAAGAGAAGCCAAAGTATAACGGGAAGCATCCAGGAGGAAGGCCCCCAAAGATAACAAACGCATGGTGCAAGAAGACCGCGAAGGTTCTACCGGCCATGTTCGATCAAGGGCAATCAATCGCTGAGGTGTGCGCGAAACTTGAGATTTGGCGTGGCGGATTCACTAAAGCCTGTTCGATGTCGGAGGAGTTTTCGATAGCCTATAAAAAAGGGCTTGAGCTTTCAGAGGCGTGGTGGGCGAAATTGGGCCGAGCCGGGGCCGCTGGTAAGCATCCTATACAGGCGGCAACGTGGATATTCAACATGAAAAACCGCTTCGGTTGGAAAGATAAAATCGAAGTCAAAGCGGAAGAGAAGGTGGTGATAGTTGACGCAAGGCAAGAAATGGAAGATCGAATCAATCGGATGCGGGAGCGTAAAGGATTGTCAGGCCGTGTTTCGCTCGATGAGTCAGAAACAGATCAATGAAGCTCTTTATGATTGGGCTCTATGGGCTCGCTCGGACCAAATAGCCCCGACGTGCTCGTGGCACGTTTGGCTCATAATGACGGGGCGTGGATGGGGCAAGACCAGAACAGGGGCCGAGTGGATAAAGATTCAGGCCGCAAAGCCGGGAACAAGAATCGCCCTTGTCGGACGTACCCCGGCGGATGCCAGAGATGTGATGATTGAGGGCGAGTCAGGGATATTGAGCGTTTCCCCTGATTGGTTTATGCCTGTATATGAGCCGTCGAAAAGGCGATTGTCATGGCCGAACGGGTCAATGGCGACCGTGTACAGCTCTGAATCCCCTAAGTCTCTAAGAGGGCCGCAACATGAAAAGGCTTGGGGTGACGAGCTTGCGGCTTGGAAGAACTCAGAATCGTATGACAATTTAATGTTGGGCCTTCGCCTTGGGAATAACCCTCAAGCCGTATTCACTACCACTCCGAAGCCGATCAATACGGTCAAGGAGATCGTAAAATCATCGAAAGATCGGGACGGAGGAATACAGATAACCGTCGGGAAAACTTACGACAATATTGTGAACCTTGCCCCGGTTTTCCTCAAGACCGTTATAAAAAAATACGAAGGAACAACGCTTGGGAGGCAAGAGCTTGACGGCGTTTTGCTTGAGGATCTTCCGGGGGCTCTATGGAAAAGATCTGTTATCGAGGATAACCGGGTGTCGGTTGCTCCGCAGTCATCTCGGATCGTTGTCGCTATTGATCCAAACGTAACGGCGTCCGATGATGCAGATGAGGCCGGGATTGTTGTCGCCAGCTTAGGAGATAACGGACAGGCTTATGTCCTCAGGGACGGATCTGGAAAGTTCTCCCCGAATGAGTGGGCGAAACGTGGGGTTGCCTTTTATGCCGAATATAAGGCGGATCGTATAATCGCGGAAGTAAACAACGGCGGCGATTTGGTCGAAATAACGATACGGACTTTTGACGAAAATGTTTCATATAAAAGCGTCCATGCTTCCAGGGGTAAAAGGGCGAGAGCCGAGCCAGTTGCGGCACTTTACGAACAAGGGAAAGTCCACCATGTCGGCGGCGACTTTGAGGATTTAGAAGACGAAATGTGTACCTATATGGAAGGCGAAAGCATCGGATCGCCGAACAGGATGGACGCCTTGGTGTGGGCTTTGACTGAGTTAATGTTGGGCGGATCAGAGCCTAGGATCAGGAGCTTATAGGCCCATTGTAGGGGGAATATTTTGACCGGGGAAGTAATGCAAGAAGCTTTTAAGCTGGAACAGCTTTTTATTTCAGTGTGAGGCGGTGATAGTGATCAAAGAAGGACAATACGATTTGCAATTAAGGATGGCGGCGTTCGCTAGTATTCACAAAGAAAACGGAGGTTTTTCCATCCGTGACAACCCTTTATGCGGACACTGTTTGTGCAGGGATGGAATAATAAGGCGGGGCAACGATGATCGTATATCGACCCCGTTTTGGCCTACGAGAACGGCGGCACTGGATTTCTATAAAATGTGGTGTTCAGACGTCGGAAAATAAATACTAAAATAAAGAAACAGGCCCGTCCTTGACACGCGAACTCTCCGCGTCTAAAATGTCATATAAAAAACCTGAACTCTCAGAAGGGGCAAGGCACACAAACAACTATTATTTTTTGCTCTGGTTGTTTTTGCCTATAAATGAAATTCTCCAATTTTATCCCTCCTATCTTTTCCCGCAAAGCCTCAAAAGTTGTGTCTATTATTGCCAGAAACGGGAAGATTCTTTCGTTTTGGCGGCCAGATAGGTTCGAGCAGTACGCAGAGGAAGGCTATCAAAAGAGCGTCACGGCTTACTCATGCGTCAACGAAATATCAAAGTCGGTCGCGGGCATCCATTGGGTCGTAAAGAAAAAAGCCAGAACAAAAAACTCTCGCGAGCAGGTAATTGACGACCATCCATTACTTGATCTTTTGGGTAGACCGAACGACCTTGAAAGTGGTCACTCGCTGATCGAATCGTTTATGGCGTTGCTTCTTATCTCAGGTAATTCGTACATGGAAAAAGTGGGGCCGGACTCCGGGCCTCCCTTGGAGCTTTACGTTCATAGGCCGGACAGAATGACGGTAATTCCAGACCGAACGAACATGATTGCCGGGTACAAATACAAGGTCAATGAGCAGACGGTTCATTTCGTAAAGGGCGAGATCCTTCACAAAAAGCTGTTCAATCCTTTGGATGATTGGTACGGGCTTTCGCCGTTAAAGGTTGCGGCAATGGATGTCGATTCTGAAACCGAGGCCAAAAGGTGGAACCTGTCATTGCTCAAGAATGACATGCGTCCTCCCGGTGCTTTTGTTGCAAGCGAAGAACTTTCACCAACTCAGTTCAAGCGGATGCAGGATCAGGTCGCGGCCAAATATGCGGGGGCCGGAAATGCAGGAAAGCCCCTTTTACTTGAAAAAATTGATTGGAAAGAATTCGCAATATCCCAAAAAGACAGCGACTGGATCAACGGTCGCAAGATGTCGAAGCGGGAGATCGCACAGGCTTATCAAGTCCCTCCTGAGCTGATCGGGGACGGAGAAAATAAAACATATTCAAATTATAAAGAGGCCAGGAAATCGTTTTACACGGAAACCGTCATCCCTCACATGGACGGCCTGAAAGGTGATTTTAACGGGTGGCTTGCCCCTCTGTACGAAGATCGGATTTTCCTCGATTATGACAAGAAACTCATTGATGCAATACAGGCAGATCAGAACGAACTTTATAAGCGGGTGAACGATGCGAACCATTTGACCGTGAACGAGAAAAGATTGCTTACCGGGCAAGGTGAGGTCATAGGCGGCGACGTAATTCTTGTCCGTGTTGGCATGGTTGCTCTGGATGCCATTACTGATGGAAATGA